GAGAAGTCATACGGCTAATCTCGGTTCTAACGGTAGGGCGTACCCGGTTAATAACCAGACGCACTCTACCGGGAACCTGTGGAGCGCGGATCAACTTACCTTTGAGAAGCGAAACATACTGATCGCCTTTGAAGAATGCAAGGTTGATATACCACTGATTACGGATAGGGGCTACGTCGCTCTTGCATTTCTCGTAGCGTGACCTAATCCAATCGGAACGCTTCTTATCGAGAATGGCCTGAGCCATAGCGGCTACAACGTCAGACTCAGGATCATCTGCGCTGGTATATCCGTGAATTTCTCCGGCGGTACTCTTCTTAGAAGGTGATACCGTGTTCTTCGCTATAGTAGTCTCGCTCATCTGGTGTTAATCCTCCCCTCGTTGCTAGAATGATATCAACTTCGTCTTGTGCGTCTGAGTTATCTTTTACTGGGCTTAATTCCGCTGAACCCGAATTCATCGCTTGAATCGCCTGAAAGCTCATCGGGTCCTTCGTCGATAGCATCGCTACCGTCTTGTCCAGAAGCTTCGTCAGAGGTACTACCGTCTCCGACATTATCTTCAGGCTTTTCAGCATGAGTAGGACTATCGTTGTGAGGCACAACACGATCAAGGAAATCAGAGACCAGTACAGATAGTCCATCTTTAAGGCTTTCTACTTCGCGGGGGACATTAAGGACTTCGGCATTAAGCTCTTCAATACGACGCTTCAGGATAGTAACTTCATCCTGAGTAGCCATACCCAAGACCCGCGCCATTTCCTCAACGTCGGTTACCCGGATATATGCGATGCCGTGAAGATCATCAAGATCGACTCCAAGGTCAAATACTGGACCATCAGCAGTCCTATGAATGATATCCGCAGACATAAAGCCCCAAGGCTGTTCTTTAAGAACATAACGAGAGTGGGGGTGATGGTTAGTTGGAAGTGTCATTGTTGTCCCTCGCGATAGCCGCATTAGCCCAGAACATAGCTTCTTCAAGCTTAGTAATAGCTAGTGCCTTTTCCCGACCTGAAGGAAGCTTCTCTTCAAAGAATAGAGCAAGCTTTTGACTGTTATACCTGACGGAAGAATGATCCATCTTCTTTTCATCAGTATTAGCCGCATGAAAGCCGAAGCGGTGTTCGATATCAGCCGACATTAGTCTTCTCCATTTCAACATAAATCGGAGTGTCGTTATCCGGCGTTACCGGATCGAGAACTGCCTGAAGTTCTACTACCGGAGCAGGCTGTTCTACAGGGGCCGGGGTACTCTCGGCATTCCCCTGCTTTGATCCGGTAGTTTCCGGTGCAGGGCTTTCCTTTGCCGCAGTATCTCCCGATACAGGGCTTTCTGCCGGAGCCTCTTCGGCGGGAGCTTCTTCTTCGTCATGGAACACCACATTCTCAACAAAGTCCCCCACAGGAGGCTCAATGGGCTTATCGATATCCCGGATTACCTCAAAGGCACCCTGAGAGATAACAGTGTTATCGAATACCGAGTGGAAGTCGGGCTTAGCGCCCATAACACTCGCACGATAACGTTCGTCGCGGATAGCGTCAATCTCGTGAGTGTACGGACCGCCGCCAGCCTTATCTACTTTATAACTCATTACCCGACTCCTTCAAACTCCCAAGAATCGGGAGAATCGTAAACTTGATAGACAGACTCCCTTGGGGTGAATCCCGGAGTTCCTGTGTCTCTATATGGTACCAACATATCCTTCACCGCGTCTATTGTCTGCATATTAGCGGAGACACGATTACCCTTATTATCGAATGCCATATCAGGCTGAAGAGTCATAAAGTAACGGAGAGAGTCGGGGGCATCATCATCCTTCTTATGGATAGTGCCCTTGGGTGCGTTATCAAACTGAAGCTTCTTAGAAGCATAGGTAGCCCACCTTAGACGCATCATCTGGTGTTCCAGAGTGGTGCAGTTAGGGGTGTATTGCCAGAAGGGCCTACCTTCTTCCCGAGGGTCAGTATCGACCTTCATATATTGCTCTATTTTGATAAGGCCTATGTTGACAGAAGCAGGTCCTGTAGGAACTCCCTCAACGGCAAGATAGATACCGTGTCGAGAGTATTCTTGGATATCGGAAGTTCCTGTATTACTACGGGTTTGCCGCATGGCAGGATCGCCAGTTCTAAGGTAGACGCTGATACCCTTGGGTTTGAGGAACTCATCTTCGTATTCCTTTACTTTCTTAGCCCAGTCTTCAATAGTGGTAAAGCTCTCTACCATTTCATGAAAAGTAGTAATATGACCATTGGGCTCAACAGCGTGCCAAAGCCAAGCAGTAGGGTGAGCCCAACCAATATCAATAGACGTATAAACTCGCATATCTCGGGTGACTTCAAAGTTAAACTGAGTTTTGTGAAGCTCTGGATTAAAACTCTTAAATACACGGCCACCGAGTTGGACGAATTGTCCCTTCTCACGTGCCGCCCGTTCCTGCGGGTCAAGTCCTGCAAGGTATTCCTCAGCTTCTTCTTTACCGATGTGGGGGTTATCGAGCATATCTGCCTGAATAACGTCGAAGATAACATTGGTCTTATCTTCGACCACAGGGGAATAGATATCCTCATAAACCCATGTAAGACCATCCAGCGGGGTCATGGAAATCCACCATGAACCGCCGGTATCAATTAGACGGGCACGACACTCATTGAAAATATGCTTAGGGGGTTCCTCGTCAAAAGCGATAAAGTGTCGAGAAGTTCCAGCAAACTTGTCCAACTCTTGGTCATAAGACATAAACTCAATAAAAGAACCATTGTTAAGAGTAAGAGTCTTAAGATACTTATCGTAAGAATCTTCCCATGACCCGTTGATGAGGTATTTCGCCGGGAGCCATTGCTGGAAGAGGGGGAGGATAATCTTAGAAAGCCCATTGGGGAAGTCAACACAAACCAAGCGACCCCGTGTGGGTTCTTTCGGCATAGTCCGATAAGGGTGAGTCTTTGTGAGCCACCAGAGGCATTCCGTAACATCGGCAATAGTCTTTCCCGCTCGGTTTCCACCGATATAAAGTCGCCCCTTCTTATGGGACTTATGGAATTTGAGTTGTTTCTTGTGTGGCTCATAGCGGGACAAGTTCGGAAGAAAGGCCGTTTTGGTCAGACTTTCCCCGAGATTCGCCAGCATATCTGACACTGTTAGTGTTTTCTTCGGGGGCATGGTCTTCTTCTCTAGGTGTCCAACAGTGCTTACATATCTTCTGATTAGTGTAAACGCTGTAGAAATAATCTCTTGCGCTATGAGAACACATCGTCGTGCCCTATCTTTTAAGCTGTGGTCTGATCCACAGCGCCCTGTTGAGTTAGGAGAGAGATAACAGAGGCCAAAGCCGTGTTAGAACCCTTAGCACCACTGATAATTACGCCTTCAAACAAAAGCGGGGAGTCACTGCCGTTATGAACGTGACTCCCCGCCGCGGCCTGATTATTACCGGCCCCTAATGTATGATGTTGTGAGCCTGCTTCAGTATCTACGTCGCTATAAAGGTGAAAGAGCTTCACCGTCATAGGATCAGGACTTGGGTTATGGTCAGTATTCTCGGATGCGGCTGATACGCTCATTACTGAATCGCCACCCAGTTAACGATGATTGCATAGCTAGTACCAATAGCCGCACCGTCAGACGTTGCCAACTTAACAGTAAACTGCGTAGTCGAAATAGAATACGTCATAAGGGACAGCATAAGCGCTCTACCGGCAGAGTTAATGTTGATAGATGCGACAACAATAGGTGCCACGGTAAAACCAGCCGGTAGCGTGACTACTTGAGTAAGGTTAGTCTGCGCACTCGTAAGGTTTAGGGTAGTGGTGCCGCTTGCAATCCTAGAGGCGATAGGCGTTCCCAAACCATCGACATTTTTATTAACTTCGTCGGCAATAGTGGAGAAGTTAGTATTAAGAGTTGGCAGAGAATAGTTTTCTGCCGGATCAGGTAGCTGGAGATTAGACGCTCCAATGGCTTTCGCGGTACTCATGGGTATCCTTTGGCATCTAGTTACATTTCGATAGCCCGGTTTCCGCGAAGTGAAAGCTGTTGGCCGATAGCCATTCTCTCATTCGGGTCTTTCACGGTTTCATCGATAATCTCTAGTAGGATACCAAACAATTTCTGTGCGTCAATTTGCTTGTTCTTAGCCGGATCAAAGTGACCGGTAAGCTGGAAGCCAAATTCAATAGCTTTTTGCTCCCCATTGGCCATTTTATTAGCCAGCGCGAGTTCTGCGAGAGGGATAGCGGCCCTTACAGCGTCTCCACCGAGCTTCTTATACGCCTCATCGAAGACTTTATTCTTCTGCCAAGCAGCGAATTCGGCCCATGTAACGCCTACCTTCTTCAATTTCTGCGCCGGAGTTAGCGGAGAAGAGATATCGGTGAGCAGGGTAAGATAAGCAATCATCTTGGATGATAAGCCTTCGTCCTTTTCCAAGATCATAATTCCAAGGCTGGACATTTTGTCCAGATAGTCCTCGGAGACAATGTACTCATCGATTTCTTCTATGCTGGGAGTCGGTGCCTTTAGTGCGCCATTAGCATCGAAGCCGAATTGAAAGATCGTGGCACGTTCCGCCCATAGCTCACTAATAGCCTCGGCTGTAATCTCCCTATCAAGCGTATATAAGGTACGGCTGAGCATGGCGATCTGGTTGCGTACCGCGAGCGTCATCGACCCCACTGTATATACAGTACGAACGGCCGGCAGATCGGCCCCTGTGGGCGCTGGCGGGGTGCTGGGGGAGGGTGATTCGACAGACTCAGCCGGTTCTGGCTCATCCATACCCATAGCGTCGAAGATATCCATTACATGTAACCTTTCCAATGCCATTCATGCCATTCCCTATATTCCGTGGTGAATGGTTCACCGGCATGTTTAACTTCACGTCTATACATACCGACCTTCATAAGCGACGTAATGCTTTCCGTGTCATTAGTCCAAGCAGGCATTTCGATAGTCGGGACCTTGATATAGCCCCGCTTATTAAGCGCATCCGAGATAACGAGCAAAGCACCGTCTTTAGGGCCGCCGCGGAGCATGATAGTGGGCTGACTATTCTCCATCGAAGATCGTCCTTTCACCCACAGGAAGATCAGCTAGGTAGGCAATGTTCTCAGGGGGCATCCCGAAGAATTCCAGTCGCTTCTTAATAACGACAGGTAGGAACTTCGTGCTACCGGCCTCATAATGCTGAAGAATAGCGGGGTTAATAAGAAATAGTTTAGCGAATTCCATCTGCGTATCTGCAACGATTTCACGGAATTCAATCCATGAATCGTATTTACGGGTAGAAACTTTAAGC